TGCGCCTCTTGTGATTACACATTCAAGAGCGAAGCATCACGCATAGAAGAAGAACCAAACCGAGCGCATCCATATCGATATTTCGCTATTTGCGACAGTTGCCAGCGCGAAGTGCAGCAAGTCCCCTGGGAAGTTGGGCAATTCAGTGCAGTATTAGCCGCGACAGGACCAAAAACGACAGAAGGAAAAGCAAAATCAGCCGCGAACTTGCAGGCTGTAAGTGACCGGGGAGTCAGCCGGTTTAATGCTCTGAAGCACGGCGCCAACGCAAAAACAGCCTTGTTTTTCCCTGCTCGCCCTGGCAAATACCCTCAGTGCAAAACGTGCGATGTTGACCACTCTTACTGCGGTACTCAGCCAGCTTGTATTAAACGTACCGAACTGATGATGCAGCACTTAATCGCCTTTCAGTCCAATGACCCAACAAAGCTCACTGAACTGCACGCTATTAACCAGGCGAACATGGCCGCGATATTTCAGGACATGATGCAAACCATCGTTTCTGATGGTGTTGCGTTACGTAACCCGGTTTATGATTTCGATAAAGACGGTGGTTTTCATATTGGCCAGTACAAAACTTCTGCCGGTGATATGGAGACCATTGAGGAAGTCAAAGCGCACCCATTGCTTAAGCCAATGCTCGAGATGCTAAGCAAAAACAATATGTCGATGGCCGACCTGAACATGACGCCAAAAGTACAGGTTGATCATGGTCTCGAGATGGGTAAAACACTAGAGCATGAGGATGAACGAGAATCCGCTCTCGAGTATCAACGCAAGATGTCAGAACAAATGGACGGATTACGCGACATGATCTCACGTTCTAAGCAACGAGTGAGAAGTGATGACATTCTGGTTGAGCACAATCAGGAATACTCTGCAGAAGACGCTGATGTTATCGATGGTGAGGTAGATAATGGCTGAGCGTGTCACCGCGAAAGAACGTGTTGAAATTCAAAGTCGGGCTGAAAAAGAAATTCAGCGCTATGCCGGCAATCATGGTATGTGGCACAAGCATGTTCATAATGTTGAGCTTGACCCTGTGCAGTTGCTCAAAATGGAAGAAATGGATACTCATCCAAACACGGTTGATTATAGCTGTCGTCGTACTGGTAAAACGGCCGGCAAAGAAATGTACTTTTTGGAGTACAACGCTATCTATGGCGATCAGGAAGGCGGTATTGTTGCACCTCGTGAAGCTCAGTCTCTGGTGAATCTTAGTTACCATTTGGAAGCGATTCGTCGCTCCGATATTTTGAGTGGATATGTCGCTTATAAGTCGGGGCGTAAGCAGTTGGCCGATACCTACTATGAATTCGCCAACCGATCAAAAGCACGAGCTTACGGCATCATGGCCAACGTCGATGGTGGTGACTTAACCTGGGCATCATTAGAAGAAGTTGATGATATGGATTCTGATCGTCTTTACGGTCGATTCCTGTTGATGATGGGCTCCAATCGCCGCTTAGGTGCAAGTAAAACCGCGGTAAACAAACCACAAATTCGTATTACTGGTGTATTCAAAGGAGCTGATACTCTCAGCAGCTTGATTGATTCTGGTGAATACAACTGCCTTCCAACGGTTGATTGTTATCTGGGGATTGAGCTGGGAATTTTGAATGAAGAATTCATCATGTCGATGCGTAAGCAGCTCCCGGAAGATGAATATATTCGCCAGTTGCTTTGCATTAACGTTGCGGCTAAAAACTTGATTTGGGAAAAGTACATTCGCTATGCCATTCAGGTTGGCGTTCGTATCGGTTTGGAACCTGTCGAACCGGAACCTTACACGGTTTACAAAAAACGTGGCGTACTGTCATTTGGCTATGACCATACTGGCCACGGTGAAAACTTAGCTTCCTCTCGTTCCTCGCTGATAGTCGAAGAACAAATCGGTAACTTCTCTGTCGTTATATTCGCAAAAACATGGCACCCGGGAACGGACGAAAGCGTTATTCGAAAAGATTTAGTTGGGTTCTGGCGTTACTTTCGACCCGATTACGCTATCGGGGATGCTTTCGGTATCGGGCTTATTACTCAGGTTAACGATGATCTTTTTAAAGAGGGGTTAACCCAAATCGACCGTCGAACAATCGGAGACGGAGAAAGCACCGCATCAACTTGGCCAGAGTGGGCGTTTTCACCTTTGCGCTTCGAAGGTATGGCTAAACACCAGATGGCTCAGTCATTACGTAGCGCATACCACAACCGACAAATGGTACTTCCTTATGTTGACGACCGGGAAACTGATCCAGCATTAGAAGATTATGTCACCCTGCCAAGGCAGCTCAAAAACATCAAACCTTCACCAGTGAAAGCAGGCAGCTACAGCAGCTATCAGATGGTGAAAAAGTCTCTTGGTGATGACTTGTTCGATGCTCATATGGCATCGCATTGGGCTCTCGTTACTCAAGGCGCCGCACCTGTGCCAAGCATTATCACTATCAATCACAAAACCCGTGACCAACTTCTCGGCGCACCAAGCGCATTTGATCAGTTAAGGAATTTACGATGAGCAAGTTCTCCCAAATATGGGCAATCCTGAGAAACAGGCCTTTACCTTCCGCGCCGAATACTTCGGGCAATCATCACGGAGAAAAAACCACAGAAAAAGGTCACATTGCCGACCCTGAACGCTCGGTCCAGTATCTTTATGACCAAATGCAGATAGACCCACAATTACGAGCATCTATTGTGGACATTCGCTATATGGACAAAACAGATCCAAGGGTTAAAAAAATTCACCGTCGTATGGCGCGTGACGCTACTAAAGGCGGTTTGAAGCTGCACTGGATTGGGAAAGAGAGTCAGCGAATCAACAACCTTTGGAAACAGTTTGTCTTACGTATGCAATTGACCAACCGTATGAAATTGATGAGTGATGCTGCAGGCCTGGCAAAAGAGGGAAACTTACCACTGCAGTGGATAGTGAACGAAATGCGCCAGGTTACCGGCTCTTTACGAATGCCGACTGAAACCATTATTCCTATCGTTGACCGAACTGGTCGCTTTAAAGATACCAAGAAAGCATTTCGCCAGGTTGACCCACTGACTTACGAAGAGTTGTGTACATTCCCGTTGTGGCAACTGACGGTTAGCCGTTTGGACCCGGATAATTTTGATGATATGGGTTGCATGGGACGACCATATATGGACGCTTCACGCAGTATTTGGCAGAAGCTGACAATGACAGAAGAAGATTTGGTCATTCGTCGTCGTACCCGGGCACCGCAGAAATTAGCACACTCTTTAGATGGCGCCGACTCAAATGCTCTGGCTGAATATCAGGAAAGAGTAGAGGGGCAGTCTGGTGAAATTGCCACAGACTTTTATGGCAATAAACTCAGCGTTACCGCGGTTGGTGGTGATGCTAACCTGGAACAAATTGCCGATATCACCTTGTTGATTGATGCTTTCTTCTCTGGCGCTCCAGCGCCAAAAGGCTTATTTGGTTACGTGGACGATTTAGCCCGTGATGTTCTGGAAGATTTGAAACGCGATTATTACGAAGAAATCGATTCACTACAGGATGCATTGGCCTACGCCTATGAAGACGGTTTTAAACTGCAGTTATTGTTAGCCGGCATTAATCCGGACTCTTATCAGTTCCAGGTTCAGTTCGCAGAACGGATGACTGACAGCAAAAACCAACGAGCAGACCTGGCACTCAAATATCAGGCCTTGGGAATGCCACGTAAACTTGCCTGGGAAGCAGCTGGTGTTGACGTTCAACGAGCAGATGCCATGCGAGAAGAAGAGGCAAATAGTAATGATCCGTATCCAGAGCATAACGAACTGGAAGATGAGGAAAGCGACAAGCCAAAACCGAAAGTAAGCATCACGCCAAACAACCAGCCGAAAGGCGAAAGCGCAACCTCAATCAGTAACGGGTGAATGTAATGGCCGACAATGAACGTACTCAGGTAAAAGCCGCTATTCGCAGAGCGATGCAGGCAGCAGAACGGACCACCAATGAACTCGATGCGCAGGCGATGAGAGAGCTGGCAACTCTGTATCAGTCTGCGTTAGCTGAAATTCAACATCTCATTACCAATGCTGCAGATGAATTAGGCATGGTTCGTCTTTCCCAGCTTCAGGATCTTACCACTCAGATTGAAGGTATCCTTAATCAGATAAACCAAACTCAGTCGAGTATGGTTGATGGTTATATCGTGGAAGCGGCTAAGAATGGAGGCAATACATTTTCAACCACTATTCCTGCAGAACGAGTTTCACAGTCAATTGATTCTTCGGTGTTAGCGGTTAGAACCATGAAACAGAAAGATGGTTTGCAGCTAAGCGATCGTCTTTGGCGTGTACACCGCAACGCAAAAGAGCAGTTAACTCAGGCGGTAGAACGTGCGGTTATCTTGGGTAACTCTGCAGCTGATGCCGCGCAGGAATATCAGCGAAGGGCTGAATCAGTACCTACAGAGATTACTCAACAGGCAAACATGGCAAGCAGCTCTGCACTCAATAAAAAAATGAAAGATGTCCTGATAGATGATCAAGGCGCACCATATCATCAAATCAAGCGTGTGATGCGTACTGAAATTAATCGGGCGCATGGTATGGCTTTCCAGAATTCAGCCTTTGAAGATGAGTTTGTTGTTGGTACCAAATTTAAACTTAGCCCCAATCACCCACGACGCGACATTTGCGACATGCATGCCAGAGTAAATTTGTACGGTTTGGGTAAAGGCGTTTATCCGAAAGGTAAAAGCCCATGGCCAGCGCATCCAAATACGCTGAGTTATGAGCAAGTGGTGTTCATTGATGAAGTGACAGAGGAAGATAGAGCCAATACGTCAAATCGAGTTGATTGGCTTAAAAGTCAAAGTCGGGAAACGCAGAAAGCTGTTCTTGGCCATGATAAAAAAGTGTCGGCATTAAACCATGACGTACTTACTCAGAACATGATTGCCACGCCATGGAAGCATGTCGAACCTGCTTTAAAGCGCAAAGGTATCAACACGGACAACCTGTGAATAACTTGCCCCCTGTTTTCCACGTAGATTTTCGTATAATGCTTACGTTAGTCAAAAAGTTAGAGACAAAAAGTCAGTTGCTAGGGGATAAAAATGAGCGTTGTACCAAGTGAAAATAATCAGCTAAGCCAGTCTACTCAGGTAGTCAGTAAAGTCACATGCATGTGTGGTCATTGTATTTGTGATAGCGAAGGCGTCATTCGTTCTCGATGCGTAAAACTTCATGAAGGTACTGCATTGTGCCGTTGTAAGCGTTGGGTGAAAGTGCCAATTGTGAAAAAAGCCTGAGTTCAGGCTTTTTTTAATGATTCCAGTTCATCTTCAAATACTAGCTCTTCATAGAACATGTTTGCAGACCATAAAGGGTGTATGTAGATAGAGCCGACTTTTATTATGCCGTTACCTAAGCCGTCGAAATCTTGGTAAATGTAATCTGTCAAAACTTCATCATTAAGGAATAGTGGGGATATTACATGCTTGATAGCTGGAGCTACGCCTTCATGCAATGCATTGAGTTTTAGTAAAACTGACTGGATTAGTCGGAAGTAGTAGTTGAGCATGATGCCATAACCAAATGGCTTTCTTTTCCCAGAACTGAAATTAACTACTGCTTTTAAAAGTCTGTATTTGCCTTCAAAGTCATTTTTTAATGAAACAAGCTCTTTATCATCTGACGATTCGATTTCATATAAAGGCGGTATTTGAAACCCATCATTATCCCACAGACACATAGTTATCATTTGATAAGTATGGTCATCTTCGTCGTAGTTGCCGTAAATTTCAAAAAAACGGTCTATACCGATTAATACTTGTTGTTTCTGTTCTTGCGTGAAATCGACCCTGTTCATAAGTAAAACCTCATCACATCGCTTTCTCAGTCCTTGCTATGTATTTGTCCATTTTTTCGCAATAGCTAATTGCTTGCTCTGAGCAATAGACGCATTGGAACGCTAAATCAGCGGCTTGATACGCAGGCATTCTAAATATCACATCATTTGATTTTTTGATGGAATCCTGCAATTGCTTAGCTTCATTTCTGAAAGGTGTGGAAAGTTCAGCACACTGCTTTAACTGTTCAGTATCTGAATACTGATATGTGTCAGATTGACGGATTCCTTGCTTTTGAAGTTTCTTAAGTTGTTCTAGCGTTTTCTGTTTATCAATGTCTGCAAATGCAGTTGAAGAGATAAGTAGCCCTATGATTGGAAATATATACCCTAACGTTCTCATTTTGTTCCTTAAGTTTAAGTTGCTAAGGATACATAAT